CCTTTCTCAGCTACCTTTTCAACCCCACCCGACTTGATGGTAAGAAATTTGGTAATTTCCTTAACCACGGCCTCAGTAGAGGGCAGACTGATAGGAGTCAAGGACTTAACAACGACGGGGGTATGCCACGTCCCCTTAGCGTTCTCCGCATAGCGTGCCTTGAGTGTAACAGGAAGGGGGCCGTGAGGCTCTACATCCAGCCCACGCCGCTCGATATCAGCTGCTGTAAGCGGGAGGAAGGGGTAGAGCTTCTTCGCTTCTGGGCGACTCGATTTATTACCGAAGTACACCTCCAGGAACTGCCCGGTGGTCTTCTCAAAAACCAAAAAGCTAATACCATGCTGACACCCAGAACTGGGTGTAGTTGATCTAGCCTGAATATCCAGAAATGCTGGGGCTTGATTGTCATAAGATACGACAATCGCAGACTTATCGCTCACATCAAGTGCTTTAGGACGCCTAGCCAGGGGGAGAATGTCAATCGAGTCCCCCAGATCGGTAATTGCCTCATCCGCCTCTGGAATGCCCCAATGGCCGGGGATGATTTTACCCGTGTCGATTGCCTTACCCTTAGTAAACAGCTTAACATAGCTGAGAAAATCCCCGCCTTTAGCGAGTTCCATAAAGGATTCATCGCTTCCAAGCTGAGTTGTGGGCAGTTGATTCAGGTCCAGTGTCGCCAGTTCATTTGACATTACGTTGTCTCCCGTTTGAAATAGTGTTGAAAATGTCGCATACAAACAACACAAGGGACGAAAGAGGCCCTGCATAGCCATTTAATTTATAATTTTGTGGATTAAATGGCTATGCAGGGCCTCTTTCGTCCCTTGTGTTGTTTGTATAGGATAAAATATGCCCAAAGTATCAGAAGCAATACGAAACTTCCTGGAAGCCCGTAAAACAGGGGCTAATGCCGACCTTATTGGCCGCTGGCATCCTGGTATGGAGACTCAAATCAACGTAGCGGCTGGCGATGGCGAGCCAGTAGAAGGCAAACGAAGCACCTATACAGACGGTGTGAATGAGTGGTGGAACATCCGCTGCCCTAAGAACGCCGACAGTGAGCCTGAGTGGAATGACTACAATCTTCGTTGGCCGCTGGATTTGCACGCTGATGGAATTGGTATGACCGGGTGGAATTGGCAATCAAAACAATCTTGCTGGGTTGGTTTTGATATCGACTCCCTATTATCTCACGCCAAGGGGATCGGAATCAGCGACGGTGAATTAAAAAAAGTCAAAGAAAAAGCTATTTCATTACCGTATATCGAAGTGAGACACAGCACCGGCGGGGCTGGCCTCCATTTATATTGTTACTTGGATAATATCCCCACACAAAACCACACAGAACACGCCGCACTAGCCCGTTGCATCTTGGGTTTAATGAGCAAAGAAGCGGGATTTGATTTTTCTAGTCGAATTGACTGCTGCGGTAGCAATATGTGGATTTGGCATAGAAAACTGGCGAACGACGGCCTGAAAATCATTAAGACCGCATCTAAGCAACTCACTGTCAGTGATTTGCCAAGCAACTGGAAAGATCACATTGAAGTTGTTACTCGTCGCCGCGCTAAGGTGCAAATTTCAATTGCCGACGAAGATAAAGACCCATTTGAAGATTTAGCTAGTAGCCGACATTTAACCCCGCTGGATGACACTCATAAAGCTATCATTGATGAATTGGCTCGCTCAGGATACTCAACTGTTTGGGTTTCAGATTATCACCTGCTTCAAACTCACACAAAAGCCTTAGAAGAACTATCTAAGAAGTTAAAGATCAAGGGTTTTTTCAAAACAACCTCTAATGGAAAAGACCCCGCCACTTGTAATTGCTTTTGTTTCCCGCTTCATGATGGTGGGTGGCGAGTTTACCGATTCTCCCCAGGTGTTTCAGAAGATGAGACTTGGGAGCAAGATGGCAGCTGGACTAACTGCTACTTTAATTGTGTCCCTAATCTAAGCCTCGCTTCCAAAGCGTTTGGGGGCGTCGAAGCGCCAAACAACGGTGGTTTTGTCTTCTCCGATGCGAGTAAAGCTACCAAGACATTAGAAATGCTGGGGCAGTCAATAAATATCCCAGAAGAATTAAAGGGGCGCGGTGTTCGTCTTAGAGCGCAAAAAGATGGCCGAATTGTTGTCACAATCAAAAGAAATAAAGATGAGGAAGTACCCGGTTGGCTCGGTGAAAAAAATAAACTCACACGGGTCTTGAATGTTAAGATTGCAAGCAAACCACAAGCCGATCCCGAATACGACAAACTCATTAGAGCATTAGTTTCTCCCGATAAGGAACGTGCAGGATGGTCAGGCAAGACTGATGACGGTTGGATTGGTCAATCAAAGGACGACATAAAAAGCTCTCTTTTATATCACGGTAAAGCAAAACCTGAAATTGATTTAATTGTTGGTGCTGCTTGTGTCAAACCGTGGAAGCTAGTTAGTTTGCCGTTTCAACCGGAGTACCCAGGTGGAAGATTGTGGAATAAAAATGCAGTCCAATACTTACACCCTCCCGCTGAAACTAATGGGCCACACCCACACTGGGACATGATTCTAAACCATTGCTTTGAAGATTTAACAGGTGCGCTTCAAGAACTACCCTGGGCGCAGCAGGCTAATATAAAGACAGGGGCGGATTACGGACTAACATGGATGGCATGTCTCCTCCGTGAACCCCTACGACCCCTGCCATATTTGTTTCTTTTTGGCGACGAGAATTGTGGTAAGTCAATTTTCTTTGAGTCATTTACATATCTAATATCGGAAAGAGGAGTTGTATCAGCTAATCAAGCTCTAAGTAATCAAAGTGGTTTTAATGGCGAACTCGCAGGAGCCGTCTTAGCCTATATTGAAGAAATTGATATTTCAAAGACTCGCGGAGCACTCGCTAAGATTAAGGAGTGGGTTTTATGCCCGAGGCTTCCCATTCGACAAATGAGAACAGACACATATTCACTGCCCAATACCTTGCATTTTGTTCAAACTGCCAATGATGCAACATACTGTCCAATTATGCCGGGCGACACACGAATCACAATGGTTCACGTGCCGCCACTTTTAGATGAAAATGAAGTAGCTCGCCATTTGATGGAAGAGTATCTTATCAAAGAGGCTCCCTACTTTATGCGAACTATTTTTAATTTGACTCTTCCATCTATGACAGGGCGTTTAAGACTACCCATAGTTGAGACTGCTAGTAAAGTACGTGTTCAAGCAATGAGACGTAATCCAGTTGAACAATTTACTGCTGAAAGCTACCATATTGTTGCTGGTGAGCAGGTTTTATTCAAAGATTTCTATGCCGAATTTATAGAGTGGCTATCAGTAGACGATAGAGGGGCTTGGAGTAAGCAAAGAACAGCAAGCGCTCTTCCAGCCAGTTGCCCAATAGAAACGGGCCGCGCCAATCAAAGATTTATTAACAACCTAGCGAGCGTAAAATGATGGAACGACCAATTTCACAAAATGATCTTCGAGCAATTGCCGACCACCTAGAAGGTGAAACTGAACTGTCAATTGCAGTCAGTGAGATGGGCTTTGATCCAGCAGAATATCCGCACATGCAAAGGTGGCTGCAAGAAATTGGTCTATTAACCCACAATGGCACTTGGTATAAGAAGGTTGATAAATGAAAACTATCAAAGATAGCGGAACTAGAACAGAATTTTCAACCGGCGCAGTACGAGACGCTCAAGAAGGCAAGGGCCGCATGGACCTCTTACCTGTGCGGGCAATAATTGAGGTTGCAAAAATAATGGAGTTAGGGGCAGAAAAATATGAGGCGCGTAACTGGGAGCAAGGTATCCCGGTACATCGCTTTATGGACAGTGGGTTGCGACACAGCTTTAAGCATCTTCGCGGAGACACAGATGAGCCTCATTTAGCTATGGCTTGCTGGAACCTTTTATGCTGCCTAGATACTCAAATGCGAATCGAAGAGGGATTGTTGCCAAAAGAACTTAACGATTTACCGGGGCCTAATGAAACATCTATTCAATAACATAATCGCCTCTGTCGATGTTGAAACAAGCGGGACCGTTGCCGGTTTCCATGAAATCATTCAAATTGCTATTGTGCCACTTGAGAGATTGCAGCCTGCTGGCGCGCCTTTCTATACCAACATCCGACCAAAATACCCTGAGCGGCGGGACCAAAATTCTCTCGACATCAACGGATTAAGCATTGAAGAATTGATGAATGCCCCTAGTAAAGAACGGGCGATTGATCTCTTTTCCGAATGGTTTGAAGAACTAAACCTGCCTTGCGGTGGTAAAATTATTGTGTTAGCTCACAACTCGTTTTTTGAACATGGCTTCTTACGGGCGTGGCTAGGACAAGAAGGATTAGATAATTTCTTTCACTATCTTTACCGCGATGCAATGACCTGCGCTTTAGCGATTAAAGATAAGATGGCATTAGTCGGTGAGTCGCCATTTGAAAGTGTCTCCCTTACTAATCTTTGTAAGGTCTACGGGATTACGAATGAAAAACCACACGACGCCTTAGCTGACGCTTTAGCCGAAGCTGAGCTTTACAAGGCACTACTGGGATGAGTAATCCAAACGATCCAAATCGACCAGACATAACATTCTGGAAACCATTAAGACCAAACTTAGACCCGCCTCTTTGGTGTGACGGTGGAGCTTTTCAATACCCAGTAGATCGTGAGCCAACAGCGGCTGAATATACAAATCTCCCTTTCACACTTGAAGCCTACACACAAATCGTAGTAACACATAGAACAATTGTACCAGAGACTTCTATCCCAGAACCCGAAGAGCCTAAAGTTTGGAAAAAACAAGACGTTATTGATCTAAAAACCGCTATCGAAACAGATCAATATGAAATGGAGTGGGAGATTGCAAAAGCTGACGCAAGACTCTGGCACGAAGATGAAGTCAATGATTTACGACGTGCCTCAGCGTATCCAAATACCACTGAAGACCAAGATGATGTTTACGATAAAGCGCCATTCGCTTTTAACCATTGCTTTGGAAGAGCAACAAAGGGGTTACGATGGCTAAAAGAATCGGAAGAGGGCGAGGGGTCAGCCAGTGATTGGCAATCTTTTGTAGGACAAAAACTTGCTGAACCCAGTCAAACACACCGTTTTTGGTTTTGGACTCGTTATTTCGATACAGGTGATTGGAGCGGGGGTACTGTAGGTCCAATTGGGGTGGACGGAACTATCCTAGAGCCATTTGGTGGCACCATAGGGTACGAAGATGAGTGGACAGGCGCGCCACAAACTGGAACCCAAAGCGACGGTTACTGGCATTTAATTCAACTTGTTCAAGATATCGAACCCACTATTGAACAACTAACAACTGCAAAGCACCCGATTAAAGGTATGTTTTACGAAGAAGCATACGAAGATCGTAGCTGGGGTAGCTGTAGTGCGACATGCACGGATGATGGGTACTGGACTTATAGCTACACCTTTTACTATAAAAATGGCTGTAGTGGTCACATAGATGTTAATTCTGGTTCAGGTAGCGGTTATACCCCTATTGGCGGCATACCATTCCCTCCTTACTGCCACTGCCCTGGCAGTGAGTCGCCTACCTCGTACAATGATACCATACCCCAGGCTGCATGGGAGTGGAATATTGAATGGGGTGCGACTTTTTTTCATACTTGGGAATATTATATTGATGCAACAATTTAAAGGCTTAAAATTAACGCATATTACAATCCCAAAAGGAATGCCTCAAAAAGATATACCGGCTTATGTAAAAGCCAAACTTCCCTTGAGATTTCAAGGCACAGATATTAAAGAACTATTAGCTAACCCCGAGCTAAAAATTACTGTAGAATCCCCCCCACTAAAACAGAAAATAGTGACCTACGCGAGCGCCTTAAAAGAATGGGTTGCAGCAGGTAGCCCGACTCGCTCTAGTATAGAAATCAAGCAAATCTTAAAGATTTGTCAAGCCTGCTCTGCTTACAACAAAGGTGTTTGCAACAGTTGTGGCTGCCGTGTTACTAATTCTGAGTGGGGCATCCTAAACAAAATTCGTATGAAAACCCAGCACTGTCCGAGGAAAAAATGGTGACACACATTGTCTATGCTGTCGATGGCTCCCTCGCTCGATTACTGCGAACAGCACTACCTGATGTCACAATACACGATGACTGCTCTATGGAGCTTGATGGACCCATCGAAGGTTGGAGCGGAAAGGGTCTACTGCACTTAGAGTGGCCAGAGTGCCCCTGTCGAGTATTAAAGATAGACGGCTTATCAATCAGCGCTACCTGCCTACTGCATGATAAGCAACTAACAACCGCTGATTGCAAAAACTGCACTAATCCTCTTGTAAGAAAGCCGTCCCCGCCCCAAACTTCTCGCCTTCCTTGTCGTATTTGAAGTCAAATACCTTTGGCTCAGCTTGATCGTCTGTACAGAGTTTCATCTTAGAGCCATCTAACACCAAAACCTGCTCATCATCAACACTTGCAATCTTCTTGATAATCGTATCAAGGTGTGCAGGCTCTTGCCCAGGATTATCTGAATCGGTAAACATGGTTGTCCGTATATCAACCAGGGGGCCACCCTTAAGATTGATCGGGGCAAGCGGTGCAGCTACCCGTGGAATCAATACGCGTAAATTCATAACTGGTCGAGTACCAGAGACTAATCCACTATAAGACTCACCAGACACAGCGGTTTGGGCCGTAAAACCAACATCAGTTGGAGTTGGATCACCACGACTGCTGTTTGCACCAAACACTACGTTAGGCCCACCAATAAAAATTCCATTCGGAATGGTGCTCGTATCTCCAACAGGTAAATTACCAGTTGCGCCACTCCCGACACTGCCAACATCTACTTCATCTTGAGGGGGCCAAATATCCGTTTGGGGCAAGTCAGCAGGCCAGAAAAAATGGTACTGCTCCATCTGCCCGGCTGTCACAGGCACCAGACACTCAAAATCTACACAGTTCTCGGCCGAATTGTAATTGGCTTGTTCAACAAGAGCCTTGATAGAGCCGTTAGCTACGTAAGTCTGGGTAAAGTCTAACGTGACCGCATCAAAAGTTTCAAGATTGAGCTTGTTCAAAAAAGTCTTAAACCTAATTCGCTTCCAAGTTTTTGATCTGCGAATTAACCAGAATGTCGCGCACTTAAAAACAATATCGGGTTGGTTATAGATATAGAAATCATAATCTTCTTCTTGCAGCCCATACTTAGTTATGTTATGGCGCAGGATGATTGTCTTTTCATTGTCGTCTTTTGGTCGGTCTGATTCAGCGGCCCAACTCATACGCCACTTAATCTTCATCTTAGTCACAAGGTCTTCAGTTGGGGTTAATTCGACTACCACACCCTCAGCGTCCATGTCACTGACTTCAATTGTATCAATGGCAGTAGGCTCTTCCGGTAAGTATTTTAGGTAAAAAACACCGTTATTGATCCAGATAGCACACCGGGCTTGATAAGCGATTTCCTGTAGCACTTGGATCGTATTTTTTCGATCTAGGATAGGAAAATTCGCCGGGAATTGTTGCAACTTAACTCTGACGTAATCAAATGAATCAGCGTCCCAGGTTAAATCTGTATAGTTTTGGATGAGATACTTAAAAACATCAACCGTATTAGGCCCGACACTTGACTGAAATGTTACGTAAATATCATCACTCCACCCATCGTCTAAAGAGCTAAGAGGCTTGGAAAGAACAATTTGCACGGCTGTTATGGTGCCGTAGTTTTGTGTGCTGACAACGTACATATCTGACGGAACGTTCGTTAATCTGCGTTCACCAGTTAATTGCTTGTAGGCTTTAACTGCGAGCACGTTTCCGGGTACAATTGAAGCAATATATGTAATAGCTTCATAGCTATATAACGACACCGTGGCACCAGCATCGGACCAGGAAGAACGTGCCACGGGGGTCGAACCCTGATTTTGATCGTTATTACCACCGCCCATCATCATCGAACCCTTGGTGGTTGATACCCCATCAGTACGCCCATCCGCCCAATCTTGAAGACATCCTTGAGGGACTTCATCTTCAAAACAATATACCTGCGCTTTAGGGGACTGGCTACAATTCATGGTGGATTGTGTTTGTGTCCTTGCTACTTCACCTTCATCGTCAGGGTGGGTACGTCCTTGAACGGTGAAATATTCGCCAGCAAAACGACCAGTATAGAGCCCACCACCAACACGAATTGTAACAGTTGTGCCCTGTGGAAAATCTTCACCACCAAGAATACGAATAGGATTGTCACCTGAGCCGTGAGATTCAGCTGTTTGTTCATTCTCTCTCTGTTTCGCTGCTTCACAAGCTCGTTGCCGCGCGTGGTTACTAATAGCTTCGCTCATTTGCTCGGAGACCTCCTCTGCCGCCTTTTCGTATTTTGCCTCTTTCTTGCTATCAATACCATCCCAAGCCGAAGCTATACTAACTAAATGACTCTGCTGGATGGACAACATAGCCATACTCCTCCAAAAGTCAGAGTCATTGCTCCTTGAACTAGCTTCCCTCCAAGCAGTAACACCGCTTACAACACCGACACCAGTTAAGGTAGTGCCCTTAACAGCTTGATTAACTTGCAGAATAGGGTAATTAAGCACTGTGCCAAAAACCATTGGCCAAGCCTTACCCACTAAATCTGCTGGTAGGTAGGGAAACTGACCTTCTTCGGCAGAAAAGCCAACTTCCTTATCCTCAAGTTGCGATACTATTGTAATTGTTACTGTTCGATCACGCTCGTTCCAAGTAATAGGGGTATTGATTTTACCACTAAAAATTAGAAACTTATCAGCGAGGTCTAACCCTGTAAAATATTGATACACACGAGCGGGGCGCTTATGGACATCATACGCATCCATCAGTGATTTAATTGAACTATCCGTATCATCCAGCGTGAGAGTAATTTCCTGTGAACTGGAACTATCACCCACATTAACTACGTTATCCAAGTCACTTAATTCAATAATGCGTCCGGGAATTTGTTCAATGTCCCGATCTGCATAAGTTCTAGTAGCTTCCCCAGCAATAACAAGGGTGCCACTTAACTGTGCAGTTCGACCATCATCGTCACTCGCAGTAATTGTGTAATAGTGCGTACCAACAAGAAGGTCATCAAAAGTTCCTGAGTAATTATCCCCTGGCGGATCAGGGTAGGGGCCATCAACCGAAGCGGTTTTTCCGCTGACAACTAAAGCGGCGGAAGTTGCACCTACAACATGCCAAGTTATCTCACCCTGAGCAGCTACAACCTCACTGATAACTGGAGGGGTGCCGGAAATAACAAAGGAGCCATTATATTGAGCCGTGCCATCACCATCCTCTGCTGTGATTGTGTAGTAATGAGTGCCTGTGGGAAGTGTCCAAAAAGTTCCTGAGTAATTATCCCCAGGAGGATCAGCATAAGGGCCATAAACCGTACCGGTTCTCCCGCTAACAACTATGGTAGTTGCAGTTGTTCCGGCGGAAACGTGCCAAGTTATCGCGTCCTGCTCTGCTACTACTTCACTAATAGTTGGACCTGATGGTGCTGGTGGAGTGCCCGCTACCGTAAGAGTACCATTATAATGAGTAGTTTGATTCCGATCATCCTTTGCTGTAATGGTATAGTCGTAGGTGCCAGGATCAAGAGAAAAAGAAGCTCCGTAATTGTCGCCCGGTGGATCAGAGTAGGGCCCGTAGACTGTTATATCTACCCCGTCAATAAGCAATTGGCAAGTTGCGCCGGGAGAAACATGCCAAGTTATTTCATCCTGTAGTGTTACTACTTCGCTAACTACAGGCGGCTCTCCAGTAATAGTAAAAGTGCCAACATGGTGCGCGCCCCGATCTTGAGCATCCAGTGCTGTAATGGTATACTCATACGTTCCAGCAGCAAGCGAAACCAACCCATAGAAATTATCGCCAGAAGGAACAACTGTGATTCCCTTACCATCAATAAGCAACCAACAAGTAGCAGCAGTCGGACAATGCCAGGTTATTACACTTGGAGTAGTCACTACCGCGCTTATAACAGGGGCCCCAGATGTAAGCAAGCCGGTAAACCAATCAACTTCAACAATAGAAATTGGCTCAGTGCCATATTTCTGTGCTAGTTTTGCTAGTCCATTTACTGATATACTACGCATCTTCGACCCCCTCGAAAGTCAAATCAATTGCGACTGTTTCACCACGGGGCATAGGAGTTATCGCAGGCCCGGCTCGGTCTGCTGCATCAAACTCAAATGGATTCTCTGTAAAGTTTCCGACCCAGACCCGGTCGTTATGGTCAATAACCCGTACCTTTGCGGCGAAGTAAGCATAAATAAAAGCTCTAAGCTCAAGAGCTTTATTACGTGTCAATCTGAATGACCAAGATAACTTACGCCTACTCTTGCGTTTAACATAGGTATACCTTGTCCCATCCATAGCCAGCTTGCGAGAAACTGACACCATCAGAGCCTCAGCATCACTGAACTTCGGGCTTGGCAGGACCGAAGTTGTTTCAATTACCGGGTGTGGAGCTTGTAGAATGAACATTACAGCTTAATTGGCGGTTCAATAGTGATTTCCAATTCAGTTGTACTGAGTGCAAGACCAACTCGCACAACGAACTCACCAGCAGCCGTTGGCGCTGCTAATACAAGTTCACCAGCAGTGTCTTTACTGAGGTAATACACTGTGCCTGCGACAAGTCCACCAGTTTCACCAGTAACCGCATCCCACTGACCAGTTGTTGCGACCAAAACACCATCTGTTTGAATCTCCCCGGAAGCAGCAGCAGCTATCGAAACCGCTCGAACGAGCCCTATCAACTGAACCGTGCCGGAAGCGTCAGCTTGCGCTAAATCAACAGAATCATTTGTGTCAACATAAACAGGTGAACCGATAACAATCGGGCTTGCATTACCATTTGTCATTTCAATAACATCAATGGCGGACACCGGCGCATCAAGCGTATCACCCGCTTGAAGTTGTTGAATTTGCCCTGCATCTAATACCAAAGGTTTCTTTAACGCCATAACTCACTCTCCTTTACAATCGTATCGGACGTTCAATTTCAATATCCAAACTAACCGTTGATGTTGCCCGGCCTACACGAACTATATACCCGCTCGTAGGTGCCGTACTTGTTATTTGCCCCACCACCGTACTCAAGTAATAAACAGTACCGGGAGAAAGCAACGCGCTATCGGAAATCCCCGTCCAGTCTATTAGTGTTATTTTACCCTCTGTTATGTAATTAACAGTAAATGTCGGTTCAGCAGCCGTTATAGCAAAACCAACAGCCGCTGACTTAACCCCAATAGCTTGTGCCAAGCCAGCATGGGTAGTTGCTTTAATGTAAATCGGTTGGCCAATTAAAATACTGTCATCAGCCTCTGCCGAGTAACTCTCTTCTGGTATTTCTGGTTCTGGCTCTGGTTCCGAAGGATTCACGTTTTCATACTCCGGGCGTACTCGTCTAAGCGGCGTGCTTGGCAGCCACGGAACAACCTGCGGCGTCCACGTCTCATCCATTTCACCTTCAAACTGAAAACTCGCCGTGTAGCTGTTAAAACTATCCTCAATGATGGGTTCTTCCGATACCAGAATAACACCCTTCCAATACCGCTGCTCCCAATCAATCAATCCCACTTCCTGCCCAAGATAGTCATTGAAAAAGTCCAACAAATCTTGAGCCTCAGTTCTTCGGAGTGCGGAAAAACTCAAAACGAGAGTTTGAATCTTTGGCCAAATTGGATCGGCAAAAACAACTAACGTACCCCCACGAGTCTCACGCAGAACACGATTAAAACTAAGCCGGTCTTTATTTCCCAAATTAGGCGCTCGCAAAGTCACAGAATCAGTAACCTCCCCCGCAGCGGGATAAACCAACTGGAAGGGAGCTTCAATACCGGGCATGGGCTCATTCAAGGTTGCTGCAACAGGTGAACCCTCAGTAGTAAACGGGCAGTATTGATAATCAACCTGACGATTACCAATGTAATATGCCACAGACTGTTGTATAGCCAGTGTATGACTCTGTGCTCTTGTCAGTAACAAGCAAGCATCAACTGCTTGCGACAAGGGGATTGAGTCAGAAGCTAATCCGCCGTAGCCCCATGCCGCCTCTTGCGTAAGATTTAATACTCCTTCTCCCAAATACCGCTCTAACCCGCTATCCGACAACCCCAATGAGTCAAATACATTTATTACAACAAACCGTACCGCAACGCCCGTTAGAGCCAGAGTGTTAGTGCCACTAGCTCCAACGTCGCGATTATTTACATTTGAGTCATCAAAATCAATGCTGTCAGTAACAGAACGATAATAAGGGCTGACTGCGCCTGCCGCATCGGTCAAACCTAAATCATGCACTACTGAAACATTGATCGGGGTTGTAACTGACACGTATTGAGAGAGATTAAGTGTATCTTCAACCTCTCGAACCAAAACGCATCCAACTGCAACCTCTTGACTTACTCCTAAATCATCTACACAAAGCCGAACAGTACCAGCAACAGCCGCGCCAACTAAAGACAGGGTACTGCTGGCTATACCTTCTTTAATCTGTATTGTACTAGACGTAGCTTCATCAACCAGGACGAGTGTGTTACTGGCTGATTTCTCTACTGAGGCTCCACCGTAATAGCCTGCAACGCCAACCAGAGACAGGGTGTTACTGGCCGACCTACCAACTGCACTACCAACACAATAACCAGCATCGTCAAACAGGGAAAGCGTATTGCTGGCCGATTTCTCTTCTACGACTGGTATGTATGAAATCGCGACATCAACATACTGTCTTGAGACGCGCGCTTCACCAGTGCCGGTCTTTAAGACATCAATATACTGTCTTGAGGCACGTGCCTTACCGACACCCTCTTTCAAAACATCAGTACACTGTCTTGTGGTGCGAAGAGACACTAGGCTACTTCCAAACCAAATTGTGCCGCATTGACATCTGCGGCAACCCAAGCAGCAGATGTATGCGGGTCTTCCTCTAGCACGCGAGTTTTTGTGACATAATCCGTAGAGCCAATTGCCTGTCCAGCATCGGCATCTTCAGTTGTATCAGATTTGCAAACAGTTTTCAAATCAAAGCTGGATGCATCTGTCTCCCGGCAATCAGTATTTACCTGCACACCTAAAATAACACCTGTAAGCGCTGCGTCCGTCCCGTATAAATCCTTATGCCCGACTGTCAATGATTCAACATAGGTCGTATCATCATCGCAGAGTTCTTCATCTACACACTCGTAATTAGCGCCGGCACTAGGAGTAAGTTGAGTCGAATCACCAGCGGCATCAGGTCTGATAGCCACTACTCTCGTGTTACCGAGAAAATCATTATTAGCTGATCCTGAACCATCGCAACAATACATATCATCAAAATGCGGTGTTGTGAGTACATTATTTGATGTCCCAAGAAATCTGAAAGTAGTGTGGTAGCTATTACTGCCTGCTTTGGTATCGACACTACTCAAAGTTAATTTGACACCCTCATCAACTCTGACTATAACACTGCCGGTATCGCTGCAAACAACTTTAACCTCGATGTACCTCCAAGGCCCGACACCAAGAGAAGCTCCAGTAGTGGTTCCCAATAGAGTCACTCCACGATAGACGCCTATCTCCCCTGCGGTGGTCAATTTGAAATTCACACCCAATGTTACGCCGTCATAGAGACTTAGAAACACCATATCACTAGGGGGGAATTGGTCTATCTTGAACGCAAAACCAACAACCATCGTTGCATCAGTTGTTAATGCGCCCGGACTAAAATAACCGCCGGTGGAAACTATCCTGACGGCATAGGCATCTAACCGGCCAGTTACCACATCAAATGAAGATTCATTAAGAATCAACGGGTATTTACGGCTAACGACCCCAGTTGGAGAGGGTGCATCACCTACGGACGTACCGTAATTATCGAATCCGTCTATAAACAATAAGCTCATAATTACACCAGATTTTTATATCCGCCTCCGTCCCAGTATAAATCAACAGCGGCGTTATAGGCTCTTGCGGCTTCTAACTCTGTTGGAAAAGTACCTAAATGATGATCGGCCAATCTGGCCCGCCAAGATGAGCCCATTTTACCGACGCCCTTAAAACGCCCTGCCCGGGGGCCACTGTATTGCCGTTTAATCAGTAATTGTTGCCTTGCTTCTGGGTTATTCCAAACTCTTTTAGAGGCTTCTGACTTTTCTCTTTGCGCTTTAGGACTTTTCCCCGCTTCAATACGCCGTTGCCGTACTATAGGATCGGCCCAAGTTCTCTTTGCTATCTCTGATTGAAGTTGTTTCATTTCAGGTGTATTATGTATCAATGTCTGTATCTTAGACATCTGGCGTTTTCTCTCAGGTAAGCTGCAATTTGCCTTCATTGATTCTGACATCCTTCGTCTTGTTTCAATTGATGGAGCTTTGCAACCCTCTCCGCCATCAGTGTGGTTACATAATGGACCCGTCCCTAAATCCCTCCGCCCTAAAGCCATAATAAAGAAACGTTCCCACACCTGAAAAGCATCGTATCTTGATAGGCCACTTAATAGTCGATGGACAACTGGTTGAACGCCTTCCCGCTCCATTTTATTCAGTTTGTTATAAAAGAAGCGACACGTCTTGATATGATTCCGAAACTTGCGTCTCAAGTGTTGTTTATCGCGCTTACCGTGACCAGCGCCAATGTAAAAGGCGGTGTCATTTCGGGGATCAATATAAGCATAAACGTAATAACTCATTTTATAAAACACCCGGGCGAGTTTTACCTCGCCCGAGTGGTAGCAAGGGAACTCTACCCTGAGCATGTATAGGTAATTTTCAGAACATCGTTGTCATTGAGCGGCACTGCTGAACCAAAAGCCGCTGTAGACCACAAGACACCAGCAGTTCCATCCTTAGTTGAGCTACTTGAAATAAAGATGCCCTTAATTGTTATGGTAGCATCCATAGTGAAATCAACTGTCACAGCATTAGTGATGGAACGAGCCGCAGCCGCCCCCGGCGTCCAAGCCTGTCGAGTGGCCTCGTCGTAATCGGCAGATTCTACCCAACCCGTGTGGGAACTCATAACATCAGCGTCGGCAAATTCAGTCCATGCGGCATTATCAACTAGACCAATATACCAAGTTGGAACAACAACCCCCTCGTGGAATTCTGTTTCCAAAATGTGATTCAGCCCCTCATCCACAATCCCATTGGGAATGTCGTAAGTGGCAATCACTTTGCCATCCCGTACGTGCTCGACCTTAAAACGCCCTTGCAATTTCATCTTCATAGCATTCTCCTAAGTTTATTTCAGACGGCTTGATCCCCGCCTAATTTCCCTGTTCAAAACCGCAACAATATCACGCCCTGTTTGTTTTGTCGCGCCACCACCCACATTAACCGACACGTCTCCAATAATCCCCGCATTTGTTGTGCTGCCGCCTTGCTCCCTACTGGGTTTAATACCCGCGTTCATAGCCAAGAGTTGCGGATACCATTGTCGAGTGGACTTGGCATTCATCACAAACTCGCCCGGACTGAGCATAGCTGATACGGTATCGGTGCCTCTTGCAGCCCCGCCAGCATCAAAGCGTCTGATAGAACCACCCGAGGCAGCTACTTGAACACTCCCGCCAGAAGCAACCGATGCCAGGGCAGATGCGGCAGTCCTAACAGCAGATGCCACCCGCATCCAACTTGCCGCCACTGCATCAGCAGCGCCAACAGCGGAATTGGACATCGAGATTTGACCGCCAATAGCTGTTGAAACAGATTGCACGGCTGCGGCCTCACGCATTACCGCGGCAGCACCTTGATTCTGAATACTTTGCTTTTGCTGAAGTAGCCTTTGCTCCTGTTGAATCATCTGATGCTTTTGAACCTCTACTGGATCAATGCGGCCAGTTTTTTCAATGTTTTCTTTTGCAGTTCTCAGTTTTAAGTATGCCGCTGTTAATGAAGACAAGTGAGCTAGGAAGCGATCTTGAGAGCCTAAGTCCCTCCCCTCCCCTGGGAAAGCCATTCTTAGTTTCTTTGGGTCCGCAAGACCTTCAGAAGCCTTTCTTAATTTCGCTGCATCCTCCGCAGTGATTTTACTCTGGCTACTCAATTTAACCAGCTGCTGCGTAAAAGACGCATAAGCCTCGCGTGCTTTTACAGCAGCCTTAGCTTCCCCTGGGAGAGTGACTAATGTTCTTTCTGGTTGGGTAAAAACCTTCTCTGATACAGGGTCTAAAGCCCTTTGAAATTCCTCTCTAGCTTTAGTTGCATCGCGTTCATACTGAGCCCGCTTCTTAGATTGCTCAGTAAATCCCCCTAACTTCTCCCCATATTGTTTTAGAACAGCATCTAACCCTCGCTGTTCAATGGTCATACCGGTCAATTCTTCCATGATAACGACACCCTTAAATTCAAGCCTGACCTTAGCGGCACTAGCTCGTAGCTCATCCCACATTTGAGCGACAGCGGCAGGAGCCATTTGTAAATCCTCAAAATACAAACTTCCTAACGCTTGCTCAGCTTCGCGCCTAAGTTCCGAAAAACCGCTCACGTCCCCCAGAAAATCCTTTAAGATTGAGCCCTTGTAACGCGACCGGATCGCCCCAACCCACTCATCAATCAATATTCGTGCCTCACCCAAATCCTTTCGAGCCTGCTCCGGGTGTTTAATAACTAAAGCGCCTTGATCGTCTTCCGCCCACTTGCTAATTTTATTCGCTATAACCTCACGTTGACGAACAAATGCTTCGTAGTATTTTGTTTCTTCATGTTGTTTTCTAGCCAATTCAACAGAAGCCGCTTTTTGCAAGCTAGCTTGTTTTTGAATACTTCCAATGCGCCTTTCATCTGAACGACGGAGATCACTCAGAGCTTTTTCCTGCTCGTGTATTTCGCCTGTTTGCTGTGCGGCAGACCATGTTGCTTGTTTAAGGGCGTCAACAATTTGCCACGCTGCTGCGGCTGCTTTTTCTTGCTCAGCACCTAGAGCCACTTTTTGAAGTGCTACAGCATTGCCTGTTGCATCATTTAGCCGCCTACCTAGTTCCCCTACTTGCTGTTCCAGGGGTAGGTGTTCAACCCTAAAGAGTTCTTCTCTGAGCCAGATTGCACTTTCGATGTCAAACATCTTAGCGTAGCTATCTGAGGCTTTTTTCGCCATATTATCGCTAAGAGAACCAAGTTTTTGAATAAGACTCTTATAGTCACTGAGAATATTATCAAAAGCGCGACCCATTGCTTTTACTTGAATCTCTGACGCAATTTTAAAATTGTCGGCGTTTTGTATGTGCAATTTATTGGAAGCAAGAAGATGTTGACGCAACAACTGCATCAATACTTTATTCTCACGGTTCTTTTCACGAATAGAAGCCGCAGTCCGAGCCTTATTCATTTCAATAGATCGGGTAAGCGCCTCGCGGGCCAATGTTTCAGAGCGTGTAAGCTCTTCACCAAGCATAGTGCCAATCTGCTGCCCCAATATACGAGCACCATGCCAAAGCGCTAAGAGGCCAAGTGCATTTCTCAACGTGGCTATCTTCTTGATACCCAAATCCACACCCATACCAAATTGAGCAAAGCCGGTAGAAGCTACAGGGCCAATCAAACGCATTGCTAAAATCAAACTACCTATCGCAGCCGCAGCAGCAGGGCCCTCGGATGTAATAGTACGCAGTACACCAACAAGCCCTTTTCCACCCCCGAAAACCTTGATAAGACTATTAGCAGTCGCAACCATGTCTGCACCAAGCTCGGCAGTGAAAAAGTTGCGTAGTTTATTTAATTCAAGTGTAAGCCTAGCAGCGTCGGTGCTCATAACTTCAAGAGCTTTGCCGCTAAGAATGGCTTTATCTGACTCCTGTAACTTCTCCTCTGCTTCAACAAATGCTTGAGCTCCCTTTCCCAACAAACGGAAAGCACCCGCTGCGCCGCGAACTCGGGGAACCAATTGACTGACCGCAGTAGAAGACCCGTCAGTCGTGTCCTTGAGTGCTTGCAACGCGCGTTGCAAGCCGAACGTCCTGATTGCTGCCGGGCCAGATTCGACACCAATATCTTTCAGTGCCTTTTTCATAGCCTCAGATGGCTTAAGAAGGGCTGTAAAAATACCTCTTAATTGAGTGCTTGCCTCGCGTGCTTTTACACCACCAATGGTAATCGAAATGAGACCAGCCTGCAATTCCTCCATGCTGACGCCAAGCTCGGCTCCAATAGACTGGATACGAGATAAAGCGGCTCCTAACTCGGTGGCTCGAAAACGACCCAAGTTAATAGATTCAAAGAATTGAGAGGCGCGTACACCGGCCATTTCAGAAGATTCACCGTAAGCGTTTAATGCCCCGGTCAAAAGCTGAGTAGCGCCGACCAAATCATCTTCGGTCGTTTTAGCTAGTAAATTCGCGGCGGAAAGAATATCAGCCCGCTCAGCAGCAGAAGTAAACTGATCGGACATGGCTTCATATTGGGCTGTCCCCACAGTACCGATAGGTTGACTGAAAGCGTCAGACAACTTACGAACATCTTCTGCTATCTCATTGAAAGAGCGGTCAGGGTCAATAGCTTTAATTTCACTTAGACCTTTTACGAACTCCATCTGGGACTTAAAAGCAAAATCAAGTGCTTGTTGAACGGCGTTCAAACTCCGCACGATTGCTTGGGTCATCAAGACACGGGAAAGAGTCTGCCAAGTAATGATGAAGCTCTTGGTACTTTTCTCAGTCTTATTCAGTGCCTTACCTGCGCCGGTGCTGGCAGTATTAAACCTTTTAATACCCGCGGCTGACGCATTCAGTGACGCATTCAGTTTAGCAAATCCAGCTTCTAAACTAGAGAGAGTCGCAAGTGTATTACCTGCATCTAGGCCAATTTGTTGAACAATTTTTTCAGCCATGATTTAACTAACTACAATTGTTGCGACATCTAAAATAGAACCCCAACCAGGGAGTTCTATGGTAGGTACAAAACTTCTAAATGCTGCTGCGGCCTTCTTTTGAAAGTGGTACGGGCCAGGGTTTTTCAAATGAAAGTATGGACCATTAGGACCAATAAAAGTATTGGCGTCATGGTACTCGTTAATAATCAAATGTGGTAGGGTCGTGCTATAAGTAAAAGTATACAGACCAGCCCTCCCCGTCCCAGGCTCGAACTCTGCGCTTCCATTCGCTATGCCAATCGACACCCTATCAAGTGCGCCCCCAACAGGGGTGGGAGCTAAGGCAAATGCAACATAACTAGCCAAAGGAGTAAAAGTTGCGACCGAAGCACCACTCCAAATTGGTAATCCAACTGCCGCAGTTAACCACACCTTACACGATTCGGCCAGCGCCTCTGAAAGTTGCTCATGTAACTTTCTACGGTACTTAGCTAATTTAAGTTTCGGCGCTTTGAGCGTGGCTCTTATGTGCATTACCTACCTGCCAATGCAGCTGCCCTTGCATCTTCATCATGTGACGCAACTTGATCGTATGCAAGTACTAAGGCTTGCATAACGGACCCCATATCTTCCCACGAATCAAGGACGCCGGGTGGTCTAATGCCTATGCGTAAACACGCGCTCCATGTGGCATAAAGACCAGTCCTATAATCAGGCCAAATTATCCTTTTTACTGACCCGGCATCCCTTGTAAAAAAAGCTCACGAGCCTCTTGAAGTTTCTTTTCATCCAGGCTGTTTGCTTCCATAACAAGGGCCATCACCCGTCCGCACTCAATCGTAGTTAACCCTGCGTTTTTCAAATCGGCTTCCCAATTATCCCAGGTCGCAGGGTTATCCAATTGCACCGTATCCCACTCAATTTGACTTGGAGCAAGAGTATGCACAACTACGTAAGCTGAACGCCTTTTCTCGTAACTAGCTAAAGCATCCTTGTAGCCCTGATCCCCCGTGTCAGCTACCTGCCCACCCTTAATCAACTTTTGAGGTGGTACAAGCTCAGGACAAAGACGATCAAAATCCTTTGCGTCCTTCAAGCCGCTGGCTCGAAAAACAATCTGCTTGTTGCCACGGGGCAAAACTAGAATTTCCTCACACGGTAAAGTAGTCGGATCAACTCCACCAATCTTCATAACATTCTCCCTTGCAAAATAGTTTACGCAACCGTAATAGTCGGCTCCGTGCGGTTGCACTTGCCACTAACAGCGATAGTAGCGTCCTTAATAGAGTAATCACGCTTTTCGCTACGGAAAACAGGGAACAAATAGTCCCTCGATTCACCAGCCACACAAGTCCGTACATCTTGCACAAGCAAGTCTACGGCATAAGGATCACACAACTCAGATGAAGACGTGACCCACTCCGACGCATTGCCAGAGCCTTTCAAGGCTTCAATCGGGGTAATGACCTCGCCTGTACCAGACTTAACTTGATCGAAGACAAAGTTCAATGCCACTTCCATCGGTTGGTCGTCACCTTTACGAACCGTATCCAAAAGGCCACGCTCCAAGTCATAGCTATACTCATCGGCTTCAGTATAGCTCAAGTCACCTTCACCAACCTTAATTTCAACCTCTTGCGATTGAACCGTAATCGCGGCACCCGTCCCATACGAACCAGCCCCGAGAGCAGGGGTAAATGTAATCTCGGTAGTCGGGCCAGCATCGATTGGGACTCTTGCAGAGACAACGTGAACAGTGGCGACTGACTCACCAGCAATCGTAAATCGCGCCCCAACTGGAACCAAATCAGTGTCTACTGAGTTAAGCACCACAGTCTCGATTGTCAACGAAGCATTAGCCTCCGCAGGCGGGGTACCAGTACCACCGTCTACTGTCTCGGCAATCGTGACTTCCTCACCACCGCTACCAGTAACAAGAGTGTCATCAATGACCATAAGCGATAGGGAAGTTTCCCCCAGGGTTCCAATGAACTCACAAACGTGAGAAGCCTCAGCCACTCCGGTAACGGATATGTTGCCCTCACCAATTGAAGTCAAACCTTCCAACGCAGATTGTAACTGCGCGGGGGTCAAATCCCAAGGCAAGTTTCCAGTCTCTTCACTGTCATACTCCACTGTAAAGGTTCCACCCGTCACACTCGTAATAGTAATAGTTTGCTTTTCGTTTGTTTTCTTGGCTGAGACGGCAGAGCCCGCGAGCCCATCCTTCAGCGTGATAGTACAAAGACGAAGATCAATACGTGCTGACATAGTTACTCTCCAAATAAAGGTTTAATCTTGTAAATCCATCGCGTACTTAGCATTTACCTCAGACATTTTAGTTTTTTCAACTGTGTCAACTTGTCCAAAGTGATTGATCTGCACACCCGTCCCAGGTCGAAGTTTCAAGCAACCCAACAATACCAGTGTAGCCGGGTCGGTTGGGTCGTAATCTCCTGGTTCGTTGCCAAAATTGTATATTCCAATCGAGGCATTCATCGCTCCATAGAAAAATCCTGCATACTTATGGATATCATAGGCGTTTTTATTGCCGTCGTAGCGTGACACTAAAAGAACACTTACGTCCAAAAACAAGACATGATAGTCCTTACTCATTTCTCTCGCGACCGGGCCTGTAATCCGTATTTCAACCCTGTCGCCAGCTTGCATAAACGCTTCGGTTCTTTCATCAAAGTGCTCAACGAGAACAGGCAGATTATTATCAGTGGCAACCCCCTTAAAATAATCTGCAACCGAGGCGAAACAATATCGAGGCCAGTCAGACAACATTATCCACCCTCAAACCGTCATCTGCTTTCACGCTGATGACTTGCTGCGGGACTTCCCCTACCAATTCTTTCGCAGTGATAAGCCACGCCGAATCAATCTCACACGCCTCAAGACTTTTAACTTGATATTTTTTACCCTTATAAACAATCCAATCATCAGATGTCAATGAGGTTAATCCTTTTGCATCCTTGCGATCCACGAGAAAATCTCTAACACTGAGATCGCGAGAACCGCTTGCCACAAATCCTGTTACGCTAGTCACTGGTGGCATCCTTGTCCGTGAATACCCAGCAGGGAAAACGATAGCTCGCTTGACGCGATACGTAGTAGTCGTGACTACCTTCGCACCAGTGCGAACATCAGTCTCCGAGCCAAGCAGCTTGTAAATATCAATCTGCTCGCCAAACTGTCGTTTCAACATATAAACAGTCAGTGGCGCTAATCTACTCAGCATTTTGCTGATGCGCTGTCGCATCCTCCAGTAGTTGCTCCATCACATCCCGCGCTCCTTTGGCCTCAACGTAGCCAATTTTATCCAACACCCTCTCCAGCCGTATCATTACAGCGGTATTCTGAGCGACAATCGCCGAGCACCGCTCTACCAACGGAAGAAGTATATCCTTTTGGTCCTTCTCCAACATTTCGACACGGTCTTGTAATCGCATTTCTCTTTTGTAATCCCTCCATAAAAAGAACGCAATCATAGCCAACACACAGCCCACAATGGGTGCTGGTTGACTAACCAGTCTTACAACAGCGGCCCAATCCATTATTTATCTCCAAAATAATCACCCACCCGGAATTAACTCCGGGTGGGTGTATTTAACAACAGATTAACCAAGCAGGGGCACGCACAGATCATCGTCGAGCACGGCAACACCGGCCAACAGATCAACTGCCACAACTCTTCCGACGTTGATAACGTCCTGCATCGACACGCGAACGCCGAGGCCATAAGCATCAGCAACCGCAGTCATCATACCAGCGCCACTCACCTGCTCCAACGGGCGAGTCACCAAAGCCAGTGCATTTTTGTGCAAGCCAAGGTTGAACGAGCCATAAGGACCAGGACAAACAACAGTCGAATCAGCAGTAATCGTCGTGTCCAACGGACGATCAAGAACAACCTCACTGGTGGTGCCATCAACGGTCGATTCGATCACAACATACGTGTGACGATTCGCACCCGTGGACGCATCACAGAAGGCAATCAACTGACCAACTTGTGGGCCTTTTGCCGTGGTATGAGATTTCAATGAGATTTCCTCACTGTAACCCGCGGCGCGGGTAGTTGCCACAGCACAACTCTTGTAGTGCTTCGCAACTGCGCTATTCGCAATAGCGTACTTCAAAGCCTCATGAAGAACGATGGCACCCGTACTAACATCAGTCATGTACGTTGGTTGCGCATTGCCAGCGATTACCAAGAACTCACCAACTACACCAGAGATAGCGACGTTGATAGCCCCAGCATACTCAGCAGCTTGGGCACCAGCACCATCAACCGCCAAGAGCGCGACATCAGCGCCAGTTTGAACACTGCTAACGTTTTGAGCCATATAGACATCAAAACCAAGCATCTCACCAATGGTAGCGGAACGCATCGCCGAACCACCGTCACCACGCTCGTTTGCCTTAACAAATTTATCAGACTTCAACATCTGAGCCTTGGAAGACGGGGCAATAACTAGAGAACGTCCTTCAGACGGGACTTTATTCTCGTTCATGATCTTGTCAACATCGACAACCCAATCATAGACGTTAGCGTAAGTCAACTCTTCCAAGCGGCCAGCCCGCTTAGACGAATCTGCCAAAAACGCACAAGCTCCGCGACCCAATACCGCACGATCAATACCGCGCGCAATTGCCAACATAGCTGGTTCAAGATAAGTTGATACCAACTCCTTGAAAGACAGGCTCATTTCACTCGGACGAATAGTAAACGTCTGATTGAACCACTGATTCAAATCAACCGGAACATCCGTAGCAGAAGCATCCTGTGACGCAACAGTGGTCGCATCAGTTCTGCGAGAGATTTTGAACTCGCCCGGCTTACGGGTATGAACCCTATCACCGAACTTCGCAATCTTCGGACTAAAATCACGGTGAACCAATCCGGCAGCCACCATGTTTTCTTTCAAAATCTCCAAAGATTCTTGGGCCCAAATTTCCGGCACATAGGCATCAAGATCATTATCATAACACGCTACTTGAGCCGGGGACACATACAAACTGTACTTACACATTTTTTCACTCCTAGAAGTTAATTTCCACCTAACCCAAGTTTTGTCTTTCGATATTCTTGGTATTGAGCCTGCGTCATGCTACGCGGGTCCACGTTCGCTCCCGATAATCCATCGGTATTTGAATTTCCACCCACCCCGGACACGACGTTAGCCTTAAAGAAATTCCCATACATTTCAGGAAGTTCCTTCATACGCTTCATCGCGTCTTCAGGTGTCAAGGTAGTAACAACAGATTTGCCATCTACCACATCCTCAAGGTCCACCATCACGTGAGCTTCCTCGTCCAACTTAGTGTATGGTCGAAGAGCACTCATCATTTGACGGACATTATAAGCCTCATATTTTACAGCTGCTTCCTGCAATTCCCGCTCGATGCTCGAATCCTTAAACTTCGACTCCCAATCAGTTGCTCTCTTTTCAGCATCAGTCACCTTGCCGATAAGAGCCGCTTCCAACTCCTTTTTCTCTCGCGTAAGCAACTCCTCACGAGAGTGTAACTGCTTCTCAACCTCGGTCAATGACTCACGAAGCCCGTCTCGCTCTTGCTCTGTCAAGTTTTGATTCACAAGTAAAGCGTTGTAAGTCTTTTCTTGCTTCTCCAACTCTGCTTTCGTCTGCGCCTTATGCTTAGCCTCCGTCTTACGGCGGTCAGCGGCTAGGTACGCATTTACCTCCGCTTGGGTAAAAGTTTTAGTGCTGGCTCTAGCAGCGGCAGCTTCGGCAGCTTCAGCAGCTTCAGCAGCAGCAGCGACCTCAGCGGCGGCGACAGCTTCAGCAGCGGCAGCTTCAACAGCGGCAGCTTCACCTGCTTCATCATAACACGCAATCATAGGTTGTGAATAATACTTTGACATTTCAATCTCCTCCCCAGATTCTTTCGGTTGACTATGGCTGGGTTCCATAAGCACCGTCCCGAGTAACTCGGTATTAAACTACATTCAATCTTGCGAATTCACCAAAGAATTTCTTAGCCGCTTTGTTATACGCTTTAGCGGCGTCTAGTTTATCTATGAAAAGACCAAGAAAGTATCGCTTGCCATTACACCTAATTTGAGTACACCACTTACTACAATCTCTTCTATAATAAACACCCTTAAAGCCCGATGTATTACTTTTCTGCGGTGGGCAATTCATCTTTTGTTGCGCTGGTGTTGCTGGCCGCAAATTCTTACGTCGATTGTCGAGTTTGTCTAAATTTTTATGATCAATCGTTTGGGAGCAATCTACCCCGGCGCGCTCTGCAATTACTCGGTGCATTCTGATTGCCGGCGATCCGCTAACTACATACCCGTGATGCCAGCACCACTTAAATTGACTAAGATACTCATAGTCAATATTATCAACCAGTGCATATTTACCTTGAGTGAGTGAGATTCTTTTCATCAACTAACCCTTGATAATTTAATTTCATTGCAGTCTCTAAGAAAAGGCTTTAGTAATTGCCACGCCGCCGCGCTTGGTATGCGATGTACTACGTGTTCAATCGGTTGCATATCGCGGTTATACACCGTAGCGACTGATGCGTACCTTTGACTGGTCACGGCTAAACTCTCCAATTCTAAGTCGGGATCACGACCATCCAAAAGAGAATAGGCAATTTCATAACACGCACGTTCAATGTCGGTCGGGACTTCTGTGTCGGTGTCCCGAGGGAATTCCAACCCCTGGCTTGCCTCAGCTTCTCTAACTTGAGCATTAGTAGCCGACGAATTAGCCAATAAAAGTGTGTAAACTGCTGCCCTATAGCCTTTGAAATTCAAAGCGTCTATAAGCCGTGTCGCAGCTTGTAACGCCAGCGGCCGGTCGGCAACTTCAGATTCAGTCCAGACGGGGCTAAACAGCCGTCCTGCAAAGTAATCTGAAGCGCCGTTTATTGTTCCGTAATACGTCATTAACTCGCTATCCAAGAGTAATCACAACCATCAGATGCTTGCCCTGCCACCACGATTGTAACTTCAGCATCAGGATCGCCCTTTATAACTTCCGCAGGAGTGACAGTACCTAAGTTTCCTTTATGCGTTTCAACAACCCCAACTGTGAGCTCGTTGCCAGGGGTTGTTTCAACTACATCAACAGTAAGCTCGTTGCCAGGGGTTGTTTCAACTACATCAACAGTAAGCTCGTTGCCGGGAGTAGTCTCAACAACATCGACAGTGAGCTCGTTGCCGGGAGTAGTCTCAACAACATCGACAGTGAGCTCGTTGCCGGGAGTAGTCTCAACAACATCGACAGTGAGCTCGTTACCAGTGGTCGTTTCAACTACATCAACAGTAAGCTCGTTGCCAGGGGTTGTTTCAACGATCGTTATTGTCGCGGGATCGCCCACTAAGTCTGTATCATCGCCTGTTAACGCTACTATAGCTTGATAACCTAAATCACCTTGGAATGTGACAACCCACTCTGGGGCAGTTCCAGCAACACCCACATCACCAGTTCCAATATTATTCAAACCCTCAAGAGCATCTTGCACTTCTTGAGCAGTGGCGTCCCAGTCAATATTCGCAGTTGTTTGTCCTGAGTACGTTAATGTAAATGTACCGCTTGTCACACCATTTAAGGTTACAGTTTGGACCTCATCGGTTCCACCTACACCACTGATGGCTGAAACATCAGTATTCGCCAACAACTCACCGAACGTCACAACATAAGATGATCCAGGCGTACCAGTCACAGCAACG